TTACATTTTTAGGTTTTTCTTTCTTTTTCTTAAAAAAGATTTTTGTTGTTTTTTCCCGGAAAATTTGAGTATTTACCAGAAAAGCCGGCCCGTCAGGCATCTTTTTCTTCTTCCTGCATGATATATGGTTCGAGCCGTGTGTCTGGTTTGATATAAATGTCGGCGCGGCCGCAGGCTTCGGTTCCTATGGCCCGGAGTCCCCGTTTCTTGTTGACGAAGTAAAAGGTCCCGTCTGGATAGTTTGTATCTAAGATACATTCCGCATAAAATTCCAGTTGCACTTGTTTTTCCAGGTCGCCCCATCGGGGCTGGGTGAGTTCGTCCAATGACTGTATCATCGGTTTCTCCTCCTTTCTATGTGGGCTGTATATCGTACGGCGTCAGCCAGTCGCGCAGTTTCTGGATGGCTTTGCCGTAGATTTTGGAGATGTATTGGTGGGTCACGCCAAAATGGGCGCCCAGTTCACGGACGGTCTTGTTGTCATAGATCCGGCCCTGCACAATCTGTCGTTCCCGCGGTGGCAGGTTCTGCAGGGCTTTCTGCAGGATCTGGTTCCGCTCGGTCTGGATAGCTGTTTCAGCCGGGCCGGGTGCCGTGTCTGCCATCGCTGCAGGCAGGTCGGTCAGTCGTCCATCGCTGTCGATGCTTTGGCCATAATGACGGCGGTCATAGGCCATGCGTGCCGTTTCGTTGCGCACATACCGATGGATCTCTTTTTTGAGGAAATAGTGAAATTGCTGCAGGCTGGGGAAATCTGTGCCATCCCAGCGGCGTATGGCCTCATGGAGACCGCGCAGTGCCGCCTGACGGGCTTCGGACAAATCTGTGTAGTAGGACGCATAACGGCAACTGATTGACCCCATAAGCGGCCCGTATTGCTCTGCCAGCCGGGAAAAGGCAGCCGTATCACCATTTCTGGCACGAGACATCGTATCTAAAATCCTTTCCCATTGTACCTTCTTTCTATTTGTCATTCTACAGGAAACCTCCTATCGACGAAAAACGGGGCTGTAACACAATACAGACACGTCTATTGTGTTACAGCCCCTTGTGCTCACGCTTATTCCAGCGTTTCTACCTGACGGGTAACAACCTGGGAGCTCTTGAGCGCCATCAGGTCCCCGTTGGCAGTGGCAAATATCTTGCCGTCGATGACGGCTTTGACTGCGTTGTCTACGGCCTCTTTATTGAGGTCCGGTTTCGGGTTGCGGATGCTGTACGATACCGTCTTGCCTTTCGGGTCGATCAGCACCAGACTAAGCGTACGCGTTTCTTTTTTAGCCATCTATGTTCCTCCTCTCCTAAGTTTTGATATAAAAGTAAAAACATGTTCAGTTTGTCGAACCGACTTTTTCTGCAAACTAACCACTAGCCACTAATCAATGGCCACTATCATTTCCGGCCTGCGGACGACCACCTGCGAACGGCGGCCCTCCGGGCCTTCCCCTACCCTTCGATAGCGTTTTCGGTGACTTCGGAAATGCGGACGAGCGCATCTTCCTGCAGTCCTGCCAGTGCTTCCGCTGCATCATAGACAGCAGTTGCATCGGCATCGCCCTTCAGATTTTTAAAGGTAATCTGACGGGTCTTTTCTTTGTCGTCAGCATCCCGATAGGATACGACGAGCTTAAGTTTGTTAGACAGATTACTACGTTCAGCCACAGGTATCATCTCCTTTCTGCCGCTTATGCGGCCAATAATATAAAATTTATGTGTAAACAAAAATATAAACATGCGGTTCGACGAACCGACTTTTTCTACAAACGAAAAACGACGAACGATTCTATGCCGCTTTTCCTGCTGTTTGTCTTACGTACTGGATGATGCCGGTTGCTATGGCGTCGGCGGCTTGTTCTTTCCGTTCCATATACCGTTTGATGTCGTCATCGTTATCGATGAAGCAGACTTCTACGAGGACTGCCGGCATGGTGGTGCTGTTGATGACCAGGAGATTCATGTTCTCCTTGATGCCCCGGTTGGGCAGTTCCAGTGCGGCGCAGAGGTTCTGCTGTATGGCGTGGCCCACCATGACGCTGTCCGGCGTATAGCTTACATACGTCTCCGTACCTGTGGCACGGCCATTGAAAGCATTGAAATGGATGGACACAAAAAGGTCGGCCTGCCAGCGGTTGGCTGCGCAGATAAGACCGAAGAGGTCATCTTTCTGATTGACGATATGGCGGATTTTGTGCTCTTTGAGCCGGTCCGATACGAGCCAGGCAAGTTCCCTTGCCATTTCGGCTTCCGTCAGTCTCAGACGTTCATTGACGGCTCCCGGGTCATGGAACAGATCATGGCCGGGGTTGAGGTAAACAAACATATTCGCCCTCCTTCCTGCGGGGAAATTCGACGCGCCTGCGTTCGGCAGGCTGACGGGAACGCATATTGAGTGTCACTTCATCGCCGATGGCGATGCCCGTCACTGGCTTCGATGAAGCCATCGGACAGGGACAGGTGGTACTGGTATGACAGGCCGCATAGGGCCTGAGCGATACCAGCATCTCAATAGCCTGACGCACGAAATAGACGATGCGTTCTTTGGGAAAATGTCGTATAAATGGATTCATAAGTATGTCTCCTTTCACTCTATAAGGGGGACGGATTTCGCCACTTGGCAACCAATCGGCCGCACGGCAGGAAACTTCTTTCACCTGCCTCACCCGATATGGCACCATCTGCCGCGTCGTCGTCGGTCACCATAGCCCCGCTATGGCTCCCTCCATCCTCCTTGCAGCTGATGCCATCTCGTGCGATTCAGGATAGAAAGCGTTTCCCGTCGTGTGGCCTAGTGCTGATTTTGGTAAAGAACATGCGGTCCGTCGAACCGGTTTCGTCAAACATCAAACATCAAACTTCAAACTGTCTTTTCTCTCCCTTCCCACTAATCACTGACCACTAATCACCAGCCACGGCCCTTACAGCTTCGACGAATGACCTACGGCCTTTTACAAATTTAACTTTCCTTCCTCATACCGTGCATAGCGCCGTTGCTCGTGGTGGAGCAGGCGCAGGATGCGGATGATGTCGGCCTGCCATTTCCTAAGGGGCTGTTTCATGCGGTCGTACTCGCTCTGGCTTCGGTATCCGTGCCCGCCGATGACGGGACGGATGATGTAGCCATAGGCGGCATCGGGGACGAGGATGGCGCCGCCGGCACGCAGGAAACACAGGCAGTCCGCCAGGTCCGTACTGACGAACATGGCGTGGAAGAAGAACCGTTCCCAGATGGCTGAGTCTTCCGGGTGATATTCCCGGAAATCGTCCGTATATTCCGTGACAGGCCAGTCCTCCGGCTCTGCCACGGCCTCGACTTTCTCGATAAGTTTTGTTGTCAATGTGCGGATATCCCTATCGGCACGCAGCCGGGACTGGCGCCGCGCCATGGCCTCCAGTACGATGGCAAACGCCGACCGGGCCCGCTGTTGAAGATCCATCTCACTATACTCCTAACGTACCGCGGCGCCCGGCTTATTTACTATGCTTCACCGCCGGAACCATCATCTGCCGCGTCGTCGTCAGTCGCCATAGCTCCGCTATGACTCCCTCCATCCTCCTTGCATCTGACGGCCCCGGCGACGATGCCTGACGTAAAACGCCAGCCGTCGTGGCACTATCTTGCTGATTTTTTGGTAAAAGAACATGCGGTTCGGCGAACCGGCTTCGACGAACGAACTACGACCTACGGCCCTCCCTTCCCTTTCTTCAAACTCCAAACTGTCTCTTTCTCCAAACTGTCTTTTCCCGCTCTTCCCCTCGCGCGGGCCAGTTCCCGTGACCGGGTTTGAGCGGGGGAGTCTTCAAACTCCCCGCTCTTCCCGTCTGGGACTGGCTGCCAATTTTGATGGTGTCAGTGTCAATACTATATATATACCAATGTTGACACCCTTTTTTGACACCCTGTTACGAAGCTGATTTTGTATTCTTATTTCCGTTTCTTCCTCTTATTGATATGGACATATCCGTTTTCATCTCGTTCCAGATCGTCGCTTTCATCAATATATGCCCTTATAGTATTACGGCTCAGATTCATGGCCTTCATCAGGTCAATGATTCTTACATATTGGTTTTCTTCTTTTATTTCATCATACAGTTTGCGCATGAGCTGCTGATTGCTGAGGCATTTCCGTTTCTTTTCGCTCAGCATGCATTCCCGTCCCCTTCCCAGGTCGTCCAGGTCTTCGTTCCAGGCGGCGATTTCCCCTGTCGTGTCGATGTGATGGACAGGATAATCAAAGGTGATGTAAAAGGGAGGCGGCGAGGCGAATTCGCGCAGGATGGCTTCGATGCGGAATGCCGGCGGCGCCCCGATGGGGCTTTTCACGTCGAGCATGTCGAGGATGGCATCGGCGTCACGGCTGAATACGCCTGAGCCCGACGCCCGGTCCTGCGCTTTTTTGACGTTCTGACTGCCTTTGCTGTAGTGATGGCAGTAGATGACGGCGCACTGTTTCTGCGTCGACAGCCGGTCCAGCTGGTTGCAGAAGATGCCCATATCGTGGGCGCTGTTTTCGTCGCCGTCGGTGATTTTATAAATCGGGTCGAGGACGATGGCCGCAAAATCTTCGTGATGGATACGTCGCAGGAGCTTGGGGAGCAGTGTCGCCAGTGATTCCGAGTAGCCGCGGAGGTTCCACAGGACAATCTGATCCGTCCGGGGCTCTGTGATGCCCATGGCCTTGTAAATATCGGCAAAACGGTGATAACAAGAGTGTTCATCCAGTTCGAAATTGATGTACAGGACCTGTCCCTGGGCGCACTGGTACGTATCCATCCAGCGCCGTCCCTCGGCAATGGAGATGCACAGTTCGATGAGGGCAAAGGATTTCCCGGCTTTGCTCGGTCCGGCGACCATCATCTTGTGTCCCCGCCGGAGGAGCCCTTCGATGAGGACCGGCCGCAGGGGTGGCAGGTTGTCCCAGACGGCAGACAATCGCTGCAGCGGCGGCAGGTTGTCGCGGCTGTTTTCGGCGTATTCGTACCATTCGTCGAAGGTCCGGGTGCCCGGCGTAAAGGGGATGAGGTACTGCTTGTGTCCGTTGCGCCAGACGCCGGGAAGGCGCATGAGGCGCGACGGGTTTTTGTTCTGCATATCTACGATAAATCCCTGACGGCGGCAATACTGATAGAGGTAGTCTACGCGCCGGCTGTACAGGTCCGGGTCGTGCCCGGCGTCGATGTGCACGACGGCATGGATGCTTTTTCCAGCACTGTTTACAAGCGCAACTGTGGGCAATCTGAGGCTGCGTATCCATGAGAGCTGCTGCTGTAAGGAAAGTTCATCCGATTCTACCAGTGTGTAGCGGTATTCGCTGACGTTTTCATTGCGGATACCCTTGCCGTCCAGGGGATTGATGCGCACCCAGGCCCCGGCAAGAGGGTCATAGGTCCCGAGGGCTTTTTCTATGTCGTCATAGGTGTCGATGGATTGCAGGATATCTTCCTGCGTACGGAAATAGATGCCCCGGCCGCGGGGGATATAGCGGTGTTTATGCTGATAAGACCGCATGGAAATCCCGACGAATTCATCGGGCCGGAACAGGCGGGAGAGAAAAGTCTTCGTCTCCCCGAGTCCGTCCCATGGATCCGGCGGCTCCGTAAGAGGACTGTCCCTGCCGTCACGGGGAAGGGCAGGAACGCTTTCCATGCGCCGGGGAAGTTCCTCGTCGGCCTGTACGATGGAAATGGGCGTATCCAGAGTCCAGACTTCATCGGGGTCGCTATACCCCCGGTCGCGGGCCATCTTGACCAGCGTCGCCCCGGTCACGCAGGCCCCGGAAGACTTGCGGAACGAGGCCCATTTGCAGGCACACTCCCCGTCATGAAAACGCGCCATATCGCGGCGGCTCCAGCTCTCCCAGAGAGACAGGGGGAACTGCTCATACTTGAGGGCCATGCCGACCTCGCACCATTCACTGTACGTACAACTGGCCGGGTCGATGGCATCCAGTAATTCGTGTATATGGGTTAAAATAAAATTACCTCCTTTTTATATCAAATTGTTAATAAACAAGCTATACTCATGCAGGGAAATCCTGCCTTTTCTGATCACTAACCACTGACCTACGACCTACGTCCCTTCCCTGTCAGAACGGGGCCGGTTCGTCTGCCGGGACGATGTAGCGGTCTATCTGGTTGTATTTTTTCCCATTGTATTCCCGGAGGGAGATGCGGGCACGCCCTTGTTTTTCTATGAGTTTCTTCCATTCGATGGTGATTTTGTCTCCGACCCGGGCCAGTCCCAGTGTCCGGGCGAAGCTGGAGAGTTTGTACCGCATTTTCCGGCAATAGTAGAAGCGGTCGATGATTTCCGTTTCACCCTCATCGGTCACGACGGATAGTCTCGCCTCTACCATGGGGCACGAAGGAATCTTGTTGCTGCCTTCATAAGTCGAAAAGGCCACATCCCGTACGGTGAAATCATATTCACCCGGTGCCAGTTCCAGATATTCCGGCTCGTCCATAATTTCAATAGCCTCGTCAAAAGATAATACGTCATTCAGTTCCATGTCACAGATTCTCCTTTCAAGATGTAAAATTATTTTGCATGATGCATTTGCTTTTTTTGCAAACGAACTGATTTGAGCCTAGCACGAAATGCAGAATATGTCAAAAAAATCGCAGATTAGAAAAGGACGGGAAAATTTTAATCTACCGAATCAGATCAAAAATATCATACATCAACGGAAATCCCACAGCTCATGTTGTAATATTAATACTATAAAGACTATAAAATTCTCTTACCCAAACCTTATAATTTGGGGCTAATAAACAACTTTTTTCGGGACATTTTCAAAAATGATTGACACTCCTCTCTTCCTCCCCTGCCCCACCACTACCAACTCTGCTCTTCCTGTCCCTACTGACATAGTTGACAATTCAACTATGTCGCATACAATATACTGTACCCATAAGTGTGGACAGTACTTAAAAACAAGCATCCTATAAATTAGACAAA